TCAGAACACAAACCGTCAACATGACCTCAAACGCATTGAAAACCGCGCTCACTCCCGCTGCAAAAATCCTTGGCGGCTGGCGTATGGGTGACAAGGAACTCATGCGTGACGGTCTGGCAACGTATATGGGTTTCAGGAAGTTCGCACTGGACTCCGTGAAGATGGCTGCGAAAGCCTTTAAAATGGAAGCGAACATCCTTGATCCTGTCTATACGATCATGGACTCCCCGACCCATGCTTGGTCGCGTGAGACGGTCTACCAGATGGCTGAGGCAAAAGGCGTCAAACCTAACGAAAGGCTGGCAACCGCCTTTGATTGGCTTGGAAAGGCGATTCGTCTTCCTAGCAGGATGCTCCTGACGGGTGACGAACTTTTCAAGCAGTTGAACTACCGCGCTGACTTGTATGTACGGCTCTACCGTCAAGGGGTTGCCCTTTACGGAGACGACGCAGCAAAGGTCGCGCAGCACGTCGAGGACAACTTCGACAAGTGGTTCACGAAACACGGAGCAGGCAAGGCAGAGCAATCCCTCGCCTACGCACGTGAAACGACGTGGACACAGGAGCTGGTTCGCGGTTCGCTTGGACACACGATCCAGACCGTCCCTGCAAAACACCCTTGGCTACGTCCTGTCCTCCCATTCGTTCGTACTCCTGTGAACATTGTCAACGATATGTTCATGCACACTCCCGGCATTAACAGGCTGATGAAACAATACAAAGCTGACATCGCCGCCGGAGGTGAAAGAGCAGCTATGGCGAAGGGCAAGGAAGCCCTTGGCTCCCTCTTTTGGGGTGCGGCGGTGGTCATGGCCTCGGAAGGCACAATCACTGGAGGTGGTCCCAAGGACAAGAACCTGCGGGATCGTCTCTACGAAACAGGCTGGCAGCCATACTCAATCAAAGTGGGTGACAAGTATTACTCGTTCTCCCGCTTCGATCCTTACGGCATGTTCCTCGGCCTTGCTGCCGACTTCGCAATGATCGCGAGGGAGGCTCCTGAGAACGAGGCAAACACCCTTGCCGTTGGGATGATTACGGCGTTGTCGAACAACCTGATGTCCAAGACCTATCTCAAAGGACTTGCGGACACTCTCAACGTCATCACCAACCCGGAGATGCACGGGGAGAAGTTCCTTCAGCGTCAGGCTGCGACATACGTTCCATTCTCAAGTGCGGCTGGACAACTCCGGCAGGAGACTGACTCCATGATGCGCGAGGTGCGTTCTGTGGCAGACGCCTTCATGAACAAAATCCCCGGCTTCTCGGATGACCTTCCCGCACGTAGGTCGTGGGTTACTGGTGATCCGATCATGTACGCTGATGGCGTTGGCCCTGATCTCTTCAGTCCTATGGCCTACAGGGAGCATAAAGGCGATGTCGTCATGGATGAACTTGCCCGTCTCGACTACGGTTTTGAACCTCCAAGCAGGAAGCTCATGAACCTCGTTGAGCTTTCCTCGGCACAGTATTCCAGACTGAACGAGCTGCATGGAAAGGTTCGCATCGGGCGGTACACCCTGCACCAACGCCTTGAAAAGCTCTTCAAATCAGACCGTTATGACATTGAACGCAAACGCTTCCTCGACGGACTTGACGCCAGTCCACGTTTGGATGCCGTGAAGAAGGTCATCCGTTCCTATCGCAAGGCCGCGACACGTGCACTGCTTAGTGAGGATCGCGAACTCCTCATGGCAGTCGAGCAAGCACGGCGTTCAAAACTGTTACAGAAACGAGGAAAAGCCGCTGAGTTGGATAATCTGCGGCAGATCGGACAATAAACTAGGAAGCCCCGGTGGAAACACTGGGGCTTTCCTCATTTCAGAAGAGGTGAAGAATGGCTTATAGTTACGCACTTTACGATGGAGACGGTGCCACGGCTGTGTTCCCTGTGAACATGCCTTACATCGCACAGGCACACATAAAAGTGCTCGTCGATGGTGTTGAGACACCTTTTGAATGGCTCAATACAGGCGCGGTGAGGCTGGAGCAAGCTCCGGCTACAGGCTCTACCGTCAAGATCAAACGCGAAACGCCTCGATGCAAAAGTCTTGTGGACTTCCAGAATGGCACTGTATTGACTGAAAGTGAGATGGACCTATCCACGCTCCAGATGCTCTACATAGTGCAGGAGACTTATGACTCCCTGACGAGCATCCTTCAGACAGACGAACGGGGCAACTTCAATGGACAAGGAAAACTTATTTCAAATGTCGCTGACCCGATCGCCCCTCAAGACGTTGCTACACGTCACTGGGTTGAAACAGCACCTGAGACTAATATCTCTCAGGCTGTCGATGCAAAGAACGCAGCGGAAGTATATCGGAATGAAGCTGAAGCGCTTAGAGATGAGACCGTTGTGATCAGGGACGCTGCTTACAGTGAAACTGGAAGAGCTATCGCTGAAGCCCTCACCTCTGTGTATACTAAAGACGAAGTGTACGCGAAAAATGAAACGTACAATAAGAGTGAGGTTGACGTTCTCATTGAGGAACTGCCGCGTAGTATGCCTCATGCGCCTCAGTCTATCGTACGTGCTGTCACAGGTGAACGTCCCGGTCTTTGGGGACCGGAAGACTGTGACGCTCCCGTGCAGAGTATGTCTGCGGAAAGCGCAGTCATCGTGAATAACGATGTACTCCCGGTGTTCTCTGGCTCTAATAGCAGCGGTGGGATGGCGGTGTCAGCGAAGTCCATTTACAACGGGAACTACCCTGTATGGAAAGCGTTCAACAAGCAGTCCGTGAATTATTTGGATAGCTGGCAATCAGGAAATGACTTCGCAAGTGGCACCGGAGTTGGTAGCAGTTGGATTCAAGTGGACATGGGGAGTCAGGTCAATGTGGCGCGTATCGTCCTGTATCCTCGAAATGAAGACGGGACGTTCAACACATGCTTCCCGTATGACTTCGATATTGTCATAGACGGCGTGAAGGTGAAAGAGGTCAGAGATGCCATCCCGCCAAGCCGCACTGCGCGAATGGAGTTCGACCTAGATTCTCCGGTAACTGGGCAGATAGTCCGGTTGGACATTAAGAAGACAGGTGGGAACACTGTGACTTCACTAGGCCGTTTTTATGTCTATGATGCGGAGGTAGTAAGTGGGAGCACTCTTGTACAGATAGCAGCAGGACTGCAAGTCGCCTATGCAGATAGGGGAATAGTACAGTTGTCTGATGTTTTAGATTCAGCACATGCAGTTGACCTTTCCTCTGCTGTTAATGGAACGCATTACATATATGCTGATATATCAGAGGACGGAAAGTTTGCAGGTTTTGGACATACAGCCACTAAGCCAATGGTAGGAACTGAGCGGAGCGGTGCTGGAGACCTCTACAACCCAGTCACTGTTACGCATTATAACAGCTCTGATGTCCCTATACGCCGAGTGTACCTTGGGTGGGTAGGGAAGTTTGGCAGTGCCATTACGGACGTACACTGCTATAGCCTTGGTGACAGTGTGACGCTACCTGTGAATAACGGCTTACCAATCGCACTTAATACACAATACACACTGTCATACCCGTTTCCAGTAAGCTACAAAGATTTGATAGTCAGAGAATTTGCAGAAATAAAACTCAATAACGAGTGGTACTCTGCAAAATCTTCTGGATACACGGGGCAGAGCGGGGTTGGTGTTAACCCGCAAAAGAGTTGTATTGCTGTAGTGAGTAAAGCTGATGCACTCCTTCACGGGCTACCGGGAGCAACTGGTTCTGCCTACTCAGGAAGCAACGCTGGCACTGCATGGTGTCGTCTCAACGTAAAGAGGGGGTACTAACATGCCTGTATACGCAAAAGCAGGCGAGAGTCTGCAATATATAATGACAGAGGCTCAGGCGCAAGAGATGCCAGATTTGATTCTTATGGCTACAGAACGCCCAACAAGCGCACATATCGCAACGGAGAAAGGTGTATGGGTTGAAGCACCTCTGTCGCCAGACTACCCTATTGGTGCTGTCGACCAGTTCGTTGAAAGGTGTGGTGTGAATGATGTTACATTAGCATTACTAAAAAGTATTGGCATTCAATGAGAACAACACAAACAACATAAGGCCCAATGTTAAGTAAGCATTGGGCCTTGTTTTGTAATATTGAAAAAAGATGGAGAACTAAATGGCAGCACACGAGTGCGTCCAAGGTCCAAAACTTGAGAGTCTTGAGGCTGCTATCGGAGATATTCGCGAAGGCCAGAAAAAGACTGACGGGAAATTGGATAAGATCACTGAGCTTCTCGTCTCGGATGCCCACACCCAAGAACAGCTCAAGCATATAAAGGAAACACAGCGTGACCATGAAGACCGTTTACGATCCGTGGAAACACGCACAAACACGAACTCAGGGTTCACTACCCGTGCTGAACGCTTCTTCTGGATCGTGGTAACGGGCGGCATCGGAACCCTTTGGTATATCGCGAGGTAAATCATGAGCAAAGCAACCACGAATGATCTTGCTGATCTGCATGGCATGTTCACCGAAGCTCTCGCCAAGAAACTGAAGAACGGCGATTTCACTTCTGCCGACCTCAGTGTCATTCGCCAGTTCCTGCGTGATAATGGCATCGAGTGTGACGGTGAACGTAATGACGGCATCCAAGACCTTGTTGACTCCCTGCCTTCCTACGACTCCGATGAGGATGGAGCAGGTATGTCCTGCGGTCCTGATGGATGCCACCTGAATTAGGCCCAAATTCGCCTTCTAAGCCCTTTTGAGGAGGAGGATGACTTGTACGTCGTCTTCCTCCTTTTCTTTCGTCTAACGTCAAATTTAGGCGTCTTTTCGCACGTCTAAAGCTATCCACTAAGGAGATAATCGCGTGAGTGTATTAGGTGGCACTATAGAACCCCTCCCGAAGAAGCTCCAAGACTTTCGTGTCTTTCTCACAATGGTGTGGCGTCACCTGAACCTTCCTGATCCCACACCCGTCCAGCTCGACATTGCTCACTGGCTCCAGCACGGTCCACGCCGTAAAATCATCGAGGCATTCCGAGGCGTCGGCAAGTCGTGGATCACTTCAACCTACGTTGTCTGGAAAGGGCGCATGTATCCCAACAGGAAGTTCCTTGTCGTCTCTGCGTCTAAGGAGCGCGCCGACAACTTCACCACATTCACCCTTCGTCTCATCAATGAAATCCCTGTGCTCCAGTGTCTCCGTCCTCGCACCGACCAGCGTTGCTCCAAGGTGAGCTTCGACTTTGGCCCTGCGAAAGCCGACCATGCTCCTAGCGTCAAAAGCGTCGGTATCTTCGGACAGCTTGCTGGATCACGTGCAGACGAAATCATCCCTGACGACATCGAGGTTCCCAACAACGCCTTCACGCAGTCCATGCGGGATAAGCTCAGTGAGGCCGTGAAGGAGTTCGATGCAATCCTGAAGCCGGGAGGTTCTATCACCTTCCTCGGCACACCTCAGACAGAGCAGTCGCTCTACAACCTTCTTCAGGATCGAGGGTACCAGACGCGCATCTGGCCTGCCCGTTATCCTGAACCTAGTGATGGCATCTATACCGACTGTCTGGCTCCGATGATCGCCGAACCGCTTACGGCTGCGGACGGTCACAAGATGGTCGGCAAGCCTACCGATCCTCTACGGTTCAATGAGGACGACCTCATAGAGCGAGAGCTGTCGTATGGACGCTCTGGCTTCGCCCTTCAGTTCATGCTGGACACCCGGCTGTCCGACGCGGATCGCTATCCACTCAAGCTCTCTGACCTGATCGTAATGAACCTTTCGCCCAATGAAGCCCCGGAGAAAGTGGTATGGGCAGCATCCCCTGAGCTGGTTCATGACGATCTCGCCTGTGTGGGACTGAACGGGGACAGGTACTACCGCCCGATGTGGCTTGCCAACAACTGGATAGACTACAACGGAAGCGTCATGGCTATCGACCCATCTGGTCGTGGTCAGGACGAAACGTCCTATGCCGTGGTCAAAATGCTCAACGGCTTCCTGTATGTCACAGACGCAGGTGGGATCGCAGGTGGCTACTCCGATGAAACGCTGGTCAAGCTGGCGAACATCGCGAAGGAGCAGAAAGTGAACAAGCTGGTGATCGAATCGAACTTCGGTGACGGCATGTTCACGGAACTTCTCAAACCTCACCTGCGGCGCATTTACCCGGTAGGCATTGAAGAGGTCCGTCACAACATCCAGAAGGAGCGACGCATCATCGACACCCTTGAACCTGTCATGAACCAGCATCGTCTTGTGATCGACAAGAAGGTGATCCAGCAGGATTACGCCTCGACAAAACACCTCCCGCCTGAGAAGGCACTCAAGTACCAGCTCTTCTACCAGATGAGCCGCATCACCTTTGAGAGAGGCTCTCTGGCACACGACGACCGCCTCGACGCTCTTGCCATCGCTGTGGGCTACTGGGTGAACCAGATGGCTCAGGACGTGGACATCAAGGTCAAGCAGCGTCAGGAGGAGCTACTCGACAAGGAACTTGAGGTCTTCCTCGGTCACGCTGGCGCAGGCATGGATATGGTAGTGGTTGTGGGCGTTGATAACTGCCCGGAATCATTGGATGGGCTTACTTGGATATGATGGCTGTAACAAGCTGAAATAAAAGAGGATTCAATTAGGTTGCACTAACAAGGGGGAAGGAAGGTTCAAGGTTATTAACTAATGTGCATGGTGAGTGGCTCGAAACCCTTTGATCGGGCCACTTACCATCTCTCCTACTCCCATAGGGTGAATGCACAACAGCACTTGATAAAGCACGAAAAGTGTCATGGACACCCATGTTATACAGTCTAACACCATAGGCATTACCTCCACTAGCTTGCTGACAAACATATTATACCCGCATCTGTCCGTAGACCTATCCTTGTCGCTAGCATCATCAGGCCCTATGGGAAAGGAGGACCGGGTAAAAAATGCTCTCATGCTTCTGCTTTTTTGTCCAGAATATTAGTTAAGTAGCTCAAAGTATGAAAATCCTTTCGTACTTCTGCCCCCAAATGAGGAATATTCTCTATCAAAAAGTCCACACTATAATCACGGAGGAGCATTGCAGCAGCTGCGGTATTTATGTTTCCTCTCTTGCGATGCAATACCTTTGATTTATGTATATAATGA